TTATCTACAACATAGACAATCCAATGATTAAGCTAATTTGTATGATATTATTAGAAACTGCCGCTAGACCAAGTGAGATTAGAGCCTTAGAAAGATCTGATTTATTGTTTATGAAGTCTAATAGCTTACAAATCAATATAGACAAAGCCGTCAAAAGACACAAAAAAGTAGGGGAGACTAAAACTGAGCAAGGTGAAAGAATAGTTGATATATCAGCATCTTTAAAAGATCATATTACAGATTATGTCAATTCTTTGCCTGTCCTACAAAACAAGCTATTTATCAATACCAAAGCTAAATATATATGCGTAGAACGTATTATAAGAGCCATAAACAAAGCTTTTAAGAAAATGCAGCCAGAGTATCAAGATTTTCCAATTCAAAGAAAATCGTATGCTTTTAGGCATTATAGGACTACTTATTTTGCAGCTAAAGGTAAATTTAAGAATGCTTTAGATTTAGCTCATTATATTGGAGATAAGGATATAAACTTTGTAAATAGAACTTATATAGCTCCATTCAAGAACGGATCATCTAATAAAGAATTTAAGGAAACAATAACCTGGAATTAGACAAGGGGGCGGAATCCTAAAAAAAACGCCCCCTTATTACATCAAACAAAACAGATACTTAAAAGCATTCATAAGGAGCGAATGATTACTTGGTGATCTGCTTAACCAAATAATTCTATCTCATTCTCCAAAGCCTATACTGAACTCCGCCATTGTGGGGCACAGTTCTAGCGGTGGCTGATCCTTTGCCAAAGACTTTGCAAATGTAATTCCTAAATCGTTCCATTTCTTTCATGTCATCAAAAGCTATTGATCCATGAACAGGGATCTTTGAAACAATATCTAAAAGTTCTTGATTTAATTTTTTGCCAGTATTTCTAGGTGGCAAGGGTACGTTTTGATCTATCTTTATCTTGTCGTAAGACATATTTTTTTCTCCTTAAATTTAACAGACAAGTAGCCTAAGACTTTTTGTAGATTTTTAAAAATTACTTACCTTTTAGCAAACATAAATTTTGCATCGGCATTTTCTACTAAACAAATTTGTCTAAAAGTTTTGACATACTTTTTAAAAGCAACACTTGAATCAACACATTGTCTAGGCTTCTTGCCTTTCGATGGTTTCATGATTTCATGGTGGTACTTGTCTAGTTTAGCATATCTTCTCATTAGACTATTGCTTTTACTTAACGGCATTCTCCTTGTTGTCCTCCATTAATTTAATTTTAGTGTTAGTTACATTAACATCTAAAATTTCGACCATAGCATTTTCACTAGGTCTGTTTGATTGTGCAGCCAACTCCACACTATCAAATTCTTCTTGGGCTTTGCAGCTCACCTCAAAAAAACTTTCTTTCTTAACTTTAGCCATGAGCTTGAAACTCCCTGTTAAATTTTAAACTATTTACAGAATTTAATTGCATCTGTGTCATTCTTATTTTTCTATGATTAGATTCACCTTTGTTGATCAATCCCATCTTATAAAGATCTTTACAAATTATTGCTGCTCTACTTCTGCTAAAATTAAAATGCTTACCAACTTCTAAATAAGTTGGGCTGTAATCGTATTCTTCAATAAAGTCTTTAATAAATTTTAAGACTTTGTATTTTATTTCAGAGAAATAAATTTTATTTCCGTTTCCATTCTTCATTTTTTTTGTCCTTAAATAATTCAGCTATGTTTGTTGTTGCCTCTATGTCATGACCCTCAAGTTTGAGATCATTGAGATAAGCTAAAAGTTTTTCTAAATACCAATGAGCCTTAGATGAATCCATTAATGAAGCGTTTATAGTTTCACCATGTTTCTCACCAAACCTCATAGTGTATTTCATGACTTGGGATCTTAGATAGCCAATTCTTTCAAGAGGCGAAAGCTGAGATACAATCGCCTCATAAGTTTCAATCTGTTTATTTTTATAATAATTTGGATTTACACTTTCCGTCATTATTCTTCCCTTTTATATGGGTCTTGTATATTTCCATTCATATCTGGATCTTTTTCGTTTCTTTCCTCTGGTTTTTTCATGTTTAACCAAAGTGATACTTCTTTTTGCTTACCATCTACTGTCATTTTTCCAATATAGTTTGGATATTTTTTTCCAGGCTCATCATTGTCTCTTGGTTTTCTTTTCCAAAATGCAATTTTGTTATTAAAGTCACTCATTTATTTTCTCCTATTATTTATTTCTTGTTTAGCCAAAGTTTCAGCATCATCTATTCTTTGTTGTAATACTAAATCTTGGGATATTTGATGTAATTCTGTTTGATATTCTTCTCTGATTGTTTGCATATTTTTTTCATAAGCATTTTGAGAAGTACAATTTTTGGCAGCAATCTGTATATGTCCTATAAAATTTTCAACTTGCTCCTCTAAATTTGTTGTCGGTTTTTGTGGCTCTTGTTTAACTGGTTGTTTTTCTGTTTTTAGAAATTGTTCCATTTCCTCTGCTGTAGCTATTTCATCACCAAAAAACCCTGCAATACTAAGTCCTCTACCAATACTTACCGATTGTTGTTTCTCAAATTCCTTGTCTTTCTTGACGTTTTGCTTAGATTCTCCAACAGAAATAAGTTGATCATCAAGATAAATTTTAGCTTTAAATCTAAACATACCATCTGAGCATTCATTGCTTTCTGTTTGTATAGATATTCTTTCTCCAAAATGATCTCTTATAAATTTTAATCTATAAGGTACAGTTAGATATTTACCTTTTGCGCCTAAGTTAGCGTAATCGTCTTTATCTATTTGATTTCTAAATTCCTGTATTGCTTTTGATAAAACAGGCTCTTTCATATTCCATCCTCTCTTAATTTACTAAGGTCTTTGTTTATATCCTCAGTTAATTTATTTATTATTCTTTCTTTTTTTTGTTCGATGTTCTTTAATTTTTTTTTTGTATCTTTCATTTTTTCTTCAAATGCTCTCCCTTTGTTTTGCTCCTGGACAAACCTAACAGGATCATAGCTCATAATAATTTAAATACCTTTCTATGTATTCTTGTGGAACGCCTTGATACCAAAACGAATCTTTTTTAATGTCTGAGAAATCTGGTGGACATAACCAAGCTAATTTTTTTATATCTCCATCAGCATATTCTAACTTTTTTTGCCAAGCTATCTCATAAACCATTAATTGCTTTAAGCATCTGTCTAAATTTTTTTGTTTTAAATCTTCACAATTTTTTTCTGTAAATAATTTTCTATCTGTGTGACTTGCATAAGATAAAAATGGTTTTAGTGGACAGCATTTTTTATATAAAGCTATCTGCATTAAATCAGAATAAAAAGGTCTGTCAGGCATTTTAACGCTTGTATAAGTTAAACCTTTTTTTGTTTCTCTTACCTGACCAAATTTATTTTTAAGATCACCAAAATCTGTTTTGCCAATAAGATCAATAAAGCAAAGCCAATAGGTTTGTACTGGTGGAGTCCAAACTGTATATTCTAATTCATCTTGCCATTCTTGTTCATCTAATTCTTTAATATTTTCTAAATGATTATTTGCTGTTTCTTTTGCAAACTTAATAATCATCTCATATTTTTTTTTGTCCTTATCATTGTAAGGTGTGTAATAATTTATTTTATCTTGAATTTCTTTTTTGTTGAAAGCTGCATCTGCATCAACTTTCTTTGTTAAACATTCTTGGACTATTAAATGAATTACAGTTCCGCCATGCAAAGAGGCATTTGAAAGTTTGTTAGCTTCATTTGCATTTAAGCAATGCTTTTTAAAAAATCTTATTGTGTGTGGTAGGGTAGCGGTTGACTTTGATGTGTGCTTTAAGCCAAACTTTTTGTATGGTTCACCAATTATTTTTAATTGATTTGTCATTCAACAAATCATTATTATAAATTAATCTAGCTGTCAACAAAGTTAAGATAGATGTTAATTACTTAACTAGCTCCCAATCTTGTTCTCTAGGTTGAAAAGTATGTATTATGGGTGCTTTTGAGTGATATTCCATGTTTGGATATAGAACTTCTAATTTATCTTTTATTGCTGAAAAGTCACAAATATTTACTTTACCATTAGATAAAGGTTTTAAATAACCATAAAACAATTTATTAGTTCTTTTTTGTTTTATAATTGAAAAACTATAATCCGCTTTGAAATTTGTTAAAGATAATTTTGGAGCTAATCTTATTTTGCCTCTCCTTGCTCCTTGCCTAACGTAATAAGCTTCTAAATGAGACAAATATTTAGGAACTTTCACTTTCCATTTTGTTTTGTAAAGTATTATTTCTCCTGTATCAACACATTCACCTACACAATTTATCCAATAGTCTTTGTCTATAAAAGCTGTTGGTGACAATTTTTCTGGATCAGCACTTATAAAATTAAAAAAATCAGCTAGATTTTCTGATAATTCTAAAAATCCAAAATGGCTTGGGTCGGTATCTTTTTTATTTATTAATCTTGATATTTTAACTTTCCAATTAGAAAATTCTTTTTTTGGCTTAATTTGTTTTATTATTTGATCCATTGTAACATTATGTTTTTGTTTCAATTGGTCTAATAATTTTTTATTAAATGTCGTCATTTTTTTCAAATTGGTGTCTATCATATAGCCTCTTAGTTAGTTGTCTATGTGTTATAAGATAACGTATTGTTGACAATAACCATATATTATTACTTGTCAACATAATTAAAATCAGTATTAATCAAGTTAAGTTGTATGAATGCTAAATTTCATAAAATACAAGAATTACAGGGTCAAAATTAAGAAAATGACCATAAAACAAGCCAAATCTGAGAACGCTTTTGGGTTGTATTTATCAGATAAATCAACGATTTTTATACAAAAAAATTTAAGTCCTAAAAATTATTTATCAATATTATTTCATGAATTAGGACATTTTATAATTGATAAGGCAAAAATTAAGCCTAAATCGGAGGAATCGTTTGCGATTCTTATTGAGGAATTTTCAAATATTTTTTTACAAAATCCAAAATTATTAAACTTCATCAAACAATGTAGCAAAAAAAATGAAACTTAGTGAAAACAATTTTTTTAATTTTATTTTTGGTTGGCTCTACAACAGATTATGAAACTGTAAAGTTTAAAGTAGAAAAACCAAATACAGTAGAAAATTATTATTGCGATCAAGTTTTTTTTGAAAATGTAACTTGGGTTGAAACACCAGGTCAAAGAGTTTGGGGTGTGTTCATTTATAAAAACAAAGTTGTCTTTGCGCATTATTGCTTAGATCACAAAGGAAATTATATTTTATGATAGATTCTAATAGAAAAAAAACTCTGACAGTAATTAGTCTAGGAGCTGGAGTTCAAAGCTCCGCTATGGCAATAATGGCAGCTAAAGGAGATTTTCCAAAACCTGATTGTGCTATATTCGCAGACACAGGTTATGAACCAAAAATGGTTTATAATTATTTAGAATTACTTAAAAAAATATTACCTTATCCAGTTCATGTGGTTTCAAAAGGGAACATCAAAAAAGATATGTTAGACTCTATTGATAATGGAACTAGATTTCCGACTGCTCCATTTTTTACTCAAAATGCAATTACAGGTAAAAAAGGAATGTTAAGAAGACAATGCACTGCGGACTATAAAATAGTACCAATAAGAAAAAAAATTAGAGAACTTTGTAATATTGGTTATGGAAAACATTTTCCAAAAGATAAATATGTCGAACAATGGATAGGTATTTCTACAGATGAAATACAAAGAATGAAACCTGCAAGAGATAAATACATTTTAAATAGACATCCACTAATAGAAGCTAATATGTCAAGACAAGATTGTATTAAATATCTAAGAGATAATGAAATACCTTTACCAGAAAAATCAGCTTGTATTGTATGTCCTTACCACAATGATGCTTATTGGCATTTTATGAAAACAGAAAGACCAAGTGAATTTGAAGATGCAGTTGAATTTGATAAAAACATAAGGACAGGTTCAAGAAATGTAAGAGATAAACTTTATTTACATAGGTCTTGTAAACCTTTGGATGAAGTTGAATTTAATAAAAAAGAAAACGACAAACAATTAGATATGTTTAATAACGAATGTGAAGGTATGTGTGGAGTTTAATGAAAGAAGTTAAATTAGATTTATACGAATTACAATCCGCAGCTCATCTTGGAATTTTAAGATGCTTAGAATCTATAAAGTTGGGGCAAGAGTGGGGGCATGGATTAAGAACTTCTTTAAATGATAAGTTTGCAAAAAGCATATCTGGCTCTATGGCGGAAATGGCGGTTTGTAAATTTTTAAATATACCCTTTACCTTTACTTGTAATGTTGGGTCTGCACCAGATATTATGTTCAAGGATCTAAAAATCCAGGTAAGGTCGCAAACACCAAAAAGAAACAATCGTAATTCATTAATAATTCGCACCTCTGCTAAGCCAAAAGAAATTTATATTTACGTTGAGGATCATGCACCTAAATTTATTATTAAGGGATTTATAAATTCATCTGCAATTTTAGGCACAACAGAATATCTTACTGACTTTAATTTGAAAAGACCCAAATGCCATTCAATACCAATTGAACAGCTTACACCAATTTTTTTGCTTAAAGATGGAGGTTGGAATTGATCCCTTTTCCTAAAAAAAAATATAATATTATTTACGCTGATCCTGCTTGGCATTTTAAAACATGGAGCAAAAAGGGTCATAAAAAATCTGCTGTTAATCATTATGAAACTATGAATTTAAATGATTTATGTAATTTACCTATTGAGAAAATATCCGAAAAAAATTGTATTTTATTTATTTGGGTTTTAGATCCTATGTTGCCAGAAGCTTTAGACGTAATAAAAGCTTGGGGTTTTAAAATTAAAACAGTTGCATTTACTTGGGTTAAAAAAAATAAAAAAACAGACAGCTTATTTACAGGTTTAGGCTATTGGACAAGATCCAATCCAGAAATGTGTTTGTTAGCTACTAAAGGACATCCAAAAAGACAATCTAAAAGAGTCCGCCAGGTGGTAATTGATAAATTAAGAGAACACT